TCATTAGTTTAACCCTTCCATTTCCTCTAGTGTGTCGTATGAATCGTTACCTTCTTCTTCCTGATCCTCGTCCTCGTCCTTATCTATACCTCTAGCGGTATCATCACCGTCTAACCATTGTGGCTCACTCATCTCCCTCTCCTTCTTCCTTTTCTTTTTTGATATCGTTGATAGTCTTGCGCGGTGCGCTTAACTCTATTTGCGAGAGAGCTTCACCTAGTGCGGTGCGCCAATTACTGCCCTCTCCCTCTCCTATCGGTTGCCGTTCCGGTGAAGTGTCGGTAGCGTCAAAGATTGCCACCTTATTCCACTTGTTTTCTAAGTCTATTATTACAATTAAAGCGTGTTGTTTACTTGCCATTACTTACCCCACTCTCTGATAGACGTCATTATAGATACCGTTCTGCCACTTACCACACGCTTCACATACTTCATCACATATGGCGAAATTCATTACTAGATTTCCGCGTTCTCCACACGATTTACAAGCCCAGAATATAATCTCTTTAATCATTTACTTGCCCTCTCCCATAGTGTTACCCAATTAGCATTACCTTGCTCATTTAATTCTTGCCCTTCTAATTTAATTAGTGGGTTATTGTAGTTAAGTAAACTCCACCAACGCATAGACTTCCAAGTGTAACGAATACCTAACCCAATTCCTTCTTCTTTATAGGCGTATCCTGTTTTAGGTTTAAGTCCGGTAAACGTAACACGTATTTTCTGCCCTAACCTTACTTGCTCGCTCTCTCTCCCCCACCCATTGATAGCTTCATCATAGGCAGAATTACTTAATAATTCATTTACTTTCATTTGCTACCCTTCTCGTATGTTAATGAAGTAGTGATCTACTTCTCACCCTCTCCCACCATTACCGGTGAGAGAGAGTAAGCTGCCTATCACTAGGTGAGCCTACCGTATCTTTAGAGAATATTCTACCATTGAGCGCGTTCCATACGATACGTCCACTCTCGTTGCGTACTCTTAATTATATCCTCTACTTGCCATAGGATATTTTCTATATCGTCAGGATCTAATTCATAATCGCCTAGTAATTGGTTAAGCTCCTCACCATAACCGTAGGCTTCAGCTACGCTTTCGTATTTATTCCAGCTATTATCGCTCCCTATTTCGCTAGCCTTCTCCTCTAGCTTCTTTAATATCTCTTTACGGTCAGCTAATTTACTCTCTAATGCTAGTTGAGTAGCTATCCGCTTCTCACTCTCTCCCTCGGTTAGATAATCTTTAACCATTGAAGCGTAAGTATTAACGCTAAGTAGATCTATCATTACTTATTCCTCTCCCATTTAATTAGCGAGCAGACCTTATCCGCTCCCTCATAGTGGCAATTACCGTAAACCTTATGGTATCCGGTAATAAACAATAGTGAACCAGCGATAGCTCCGGCGATTAAGATCGCCCTCACTCTCTTTCCACGTCTAGTTATCATTAGCTCCCTCTCCCTCGCTTAATATCCCATTAACGGTTAATGAGATAACACCGTCCACCAATTACCGGTGGACGATATTACCCGATTAAACTAGACGGTACGCATAGGCATAAGTAATGCGCTCCAGGCTACCTTATCGCCGGTTAGCCCAATAGTAATTGGCTTATTAGCTGCGGCGAAAGTAACCTTAACGGGCTTATCCTTGCCGCTTATCTTAGCGAACTCAGCGAATAAACTAGGGTTGAACGATATCTCGCCAATAGGCTCACGCGTATCCGGCTCTTTCAATAGTTGCGCAAAATTCTCCGGTGTAGGGAAACTATGCGATAGCGGCTCCACCGTTAGGCTAGCGTTACCATTAACGCGGAAAGATATCCTTCCGCTATCCTCTCTCTCAATTATGAGATAACCGATAGTGACTCCCTTCATTAGCTCCACTATCCGCTTAATATCGGGTAAGCCTATGAGGATCTCGCTTAATCTATCCTCTCCCTCTACTGTAACGCTCCCTACAATTAGGCGATAGCGATCAGTAGCGCGAGCGATAAGCTGCCCTCTCTCTCCGTCTACGCGTAAGGCTACGCAAGCAAGCGACACCGGCGCACTCTTTCCCTTAGCAGCGCATAGGCTCGCTCCCTCTAATAGCTCACGCGCTCCCTCTAATTGAACGCTAACGCGCTCCCGTGTAATCGTGTCCATTAAATAACTCCCTCTCTTAATTCTGCCCTAATCTAGGAGCAGACTACCGCGCACCGCGTAACCGGTGCGAGATAGTACGCCACTATCTAAGCGCTAACCCTCTCACGCGTTACCAATAGAGCGCGAGCGGCTCCCGCTTGCGTAGACCATAGCTCGGTGAGCTTAGCGTGAGTAGCTATCCGCTCCCAAGATAGACCGCTAACCATAGCGCCGCGAATATCACGGGCAAGCTCTACGCTTACGCGTAAGTGCTTAGCTAGGGTTACCGGTGACCACTCCACGCCGTCCGCGTCTAGCTCTATCTCTACGCGCCCGTAATTATCGCGTGGCGACATAGAGCGCCCGTCCGCGTAAGTGCTTAGACCTGCCCAATAGCGAGCGTTAGCGGCAGCGTGTAACGGTGTCCCGTCCGCGTCCGATAGGTGAGCGGTTACTAGGGGAGCAAGCTCTGGAAAGTGAGCGAGAATCTCGCTATGAATCGCGCCACAGGTTATTATAGGGTCACGGTAACGTTTATCCTCGCGGCTAATGCTGCCGGTTATGGAGTAGTGAGGGTAAGAATTACCCTTATGCTTAACTAGCTCACCGGTGACCTCTAATAGTAAGAGATTAGCGATACCGTAAGGCTTGCCACTTATGCGCTTGCTCCACTTATTGCTCGCCAATATCTCGCTGCTCACTTAACACGCTCCAAGCTAGCGGCGAGCTTGCCGCCGCTCATAGCATTAAGGGCGATCAAGCCATTAAGGGCTAACCGCGCACAATTAACCGTACAGTATCCCTCGCTCAATTGCGAAAGTCTGCCGGTGAAGTGTACCGGCGTAAAATTCTCCGGCATTACGTTAGAGCTTGCGCCGCAATTAGGGCAGCTATAGTTCATAGTATTCATTAGATATATCCCTCTCTTATAGTGAGCCGGTAATAGCTCACTCTCTGAGAATACACGGGAGCCTACCCTAGTGTCAAGCATTAGCGGCGGTTAATTCTCCACCGTGTCGGGAGCCTATTAGGGGAGCAGCTCCGGAGCTATTGCCGCCGGTAATCGGATCCATTAAGAGCCGGTAAGGGTAAGAGCTGCGAGAGGGTAAGAGCTGCCCGATTAGAGAGGGAGCAGCTATCGGCTAGGGCTAAGGGATAGGGATAAGGCTAAGGGTTAAGGGTTAGGGCTAACGGTTAGCGGCTCCGGTAATTGTTAAATATGGGGGCGAATAGGTAAGAGATACCCTGCCGAAGGTGGAGCAAGCCCTCCCAAAATTAATACCAGACATATCAGACAAGCCAGACAATACAGGCAAAGCAGACAATAACGCACAAATACGGACAAAACGACCCCCGTGTGTTAAATAAATGCAGGGTGGGCGCGGTACTCCCCAAATAGATATTTTTGATAAAGTTAAAGGGGGCTACTGTTGTCCTACTTTGTCCTATTTTGTCCTATTATATCCTGTGAGGTTGGTCACAAATAAAAGATTTATTTTGAAAAAGCGGGAAATGCGATATATTTCCTGCCTTATACAGTATAGGGGAGCAAATAACCTTAGCTCCCATTTGCGACCCAATATCGCTAGCGCGATGACCCCTAGGTCAAGCGCTGACTTACCCCTCAGTTCGCCCAGCTCCCTCGGGCGCTAAGCCCGACAAACCCCTTCGGGGTAATTAGTAGGGATAGTTCTATTATTTTGTGATAATCAATGCCCACTATATTCTTCCCCACTATCTATCGCTGAATAGCGATTTATTTCGCCCGATTTTTAATAGAGGAAAATAGTGTCTGAAAACTCAGCCGATATCGCCAAGAGGATTATTCTTACTTGCGTAGCTGAAGGTGTTACCGTTGAGAAGGCTTGCAGCGAAGCCGGCAAAACTCTCAAGACTTATGAGTACTACCGTCGCTCTGATAAAGCATTTGCTGACAAAGTAGATCGAACTAGGCTAGGACTTAGAACTAAGGTATTCGCCTCCGGCGATGTCCACGATATTGACTTTGCAGAGTTCCGTCAAAGATTCTTACATAGCCAGACCTTCCCACACCAAACTAATCTAGTTGATGTAATTGAAGGTAGAGATCCATCTTGGCTCCACCCAGCTATGAAGTTTGAAAAAGGTATGGCTAGTAACCGTATTCTTTTGAACATACCGCCCAACCACGCAAAGTCTATTACTATCACTATAGACTATGTGACTTGGCTCATATGTCAAAACCCTAACTTTAGAATCTTGATAGTATCTCAGACCCAGCGCCTAGCATCTGACTTTCTCTACGCCATAAAGCAGCGCCTTACACATCCTATGTATGAAACCTTACAACAAGCGTACGCTGCTGGCGTAGGGTTCAATTCTAAGTCAGCATCGTGGCAAGCAACTCGAATCACCTTTGGTGATGAATTGCGTGAGTCTAGCGAAAAAGACCCCAATATAGAAGCTGTTGGTATCGGTGGTCAGATTTACGGTAAACGTGCCGATATGATTATAGTTGATGATGCTGTAACCCTATCTAATGCTAATGACTTTGAACGACAGATTAAGTGGCTTACCCAAGATGTGCGTTCCCGTCTTAACCCTACGGGGAAGTTAATTATTATTGGTACTAGAGTTAGCGCAGTAGACCTCTATAAAGAGTTGCGTAACCCTGATAGATACCCAGGTGGCTTAGTCCCTTGGACTTATCTGGCTATGCCAGCTTTACTTGAAACAGATGAGGACCCTGATAAGTGGTTAACTCTCTGGGCAGAATCTGACCAACCCTTTGATGGGCAGAAGGAAGAAGATAAGAACCCAGAAACTGGACTCTATCCTAGATGGTCCGGACGTAACCTTTACAATGAACGACAATCTATGGATCCCTCTACTTGGGCTTTGATTTACCAGCAACAAGATATCTCTGACGATGCAATCTTTGACCCAGTATCTGTTCGTGGCTCTATTGATGGTATGCGTAAGTCTGGCAGATTAGTTCCAGGTCACCCAGGTCACCCTAAAGATATGAATGGTTTTTCTATTGTCTGTGGGCTAGACCCAGCAATGGTTGGCGATACCGCCGCTATCTGTTACGCGGTAGACCGTATATCACATAAGCGTTATATTGTAGATGCTATTAAAATTACTAGACCCACCCCTGCTGCTATTAGGCAGTTAATCTTTGACTGGACCAACCTCTATGCTCCTAGTGAGTGGGTTGTGGAAAAGAACGCCTTTCAATCTTTCTTAACTCAAGATGAAGGTATCCGTCAGCAACTTGCATCTAAAGGTGTACTACTTAAAGAACACCATACCGGTTCTAATAAATGGGATTCAGGTTTTGGTGTAGCTTCTATGTCTACCCTCTTTGGCACTAAGCAAGCCGACGGTAAGCACCACAGAGATAATCTAATGCACCTTCCTTCGGATCAAACCGAAAACATAAAGGCTTTAATAGAACAACTTATTACTTGGTCGCCCACTACTAAGGGTAAGACTGATATGGTAATGGCTCTATGGTTTTGTGAGATCAGAGCGCGAGAGATGCTTAACCAAGGTATCCACGCAGTACACCATATGAAGAATCCATTTTTGTCGCGCAGCGAACGCGCAAAACGCACAGTAATCAATCTCGATGAACTGTTCGCGGAACAAGAACGTACATTCATCTAACTAGGAGATAACAATGGCAGCTAAGAAACCAGTTGTTAAAAAAGTAGTAGCAAAGAAGCCAGTAGCAAAGAAACCTGCTATGCCTACAAAGCGTCCTATGGTTGGCAATGATGCAGCATTTAATAAAAAGTATGGTTCTAAATCTTGGAATAATGGTTATACAAACTAATTTAAGGAATTCAATTGTTATCAACTAAAGAGGTAGTAGCTAAAGTCGCAAGACTTAAAACACGCTACTCCGCACGTGACCAGAGGATGCGCGATGTACTCTCTGTGCGTCAGGGCGATATCTCTAAGGTATATCCAGCAATGTTTTCTGAGGACTATCCAAAGCCTCTAGTTGCTAACTTTGTTGATGTAGCTGCTAGGGATTTAGCAGAAGTAATGGCACCATTGCCATCTTTTAACTGCGCTGCAACCAATATGGTTTCAGATACCCAACGCAAGGCAGCCGATACTAGAACTAGAATTGTTAATCATTATATCTCAGCATCAGAATTACAGATACAAATGTATCAAGGCGCTGATTGGTTTAATACCTACGGTTTACTTCCAGCCATTATCGAGATGGATTACGAAACTAACAATCCTCGAATCCGCTTATTAAATCCTTTTGGAGTTTATCCAGAAGTTGATAGGTTTGGTCGTTGTATCTCATTAACACAAGTAACTGCAACTGATGCAGAAACTTTAGCAGCTCAATATCCAGAGTTCTATTCTCAAATTATTCCACAAAATTCTTACCTTGCTAATTCTCCTTATGTAACCCTAGTTCGCTATCACGATAAAGACCAAGACTTAATCTTTATCCCAGAACGAAAGAACTTGGTTCTAGCTAACATTCCTAATCCAGTTGGCAAATGCTTAGCGCAGGTCGCTATGCGCTCATCTTTAGATGGCGAAGCACGTGGTCAATTTGATGATGTACTTGCAGTTCAACTTGCCAGAGCAAGGTTTGCAGTATTACAAATTCAAGCTGCTGAAAAATCAATCCAAGCACCTATTGCTATCCCGCAAGATGTGCAAGAATTAGCCCTTGGTCCAGATGCTATTATGCGTTCTGCCAATCCACAAGGTATCCGTAGAGTTCCATTAGAATTACCAGCAGGTGTATTTACTGAATCTGGTGTATTAGAGCGTGAACTTCGTATCGGTGCTAGATATCCAGAAACTAGAAGCGGTAACATTGATGCTTCTATCGTTACTGGTCGCGGTGTACAGGCTCTACAAGCTGGATTTGATACACAGATTAAAGCAGCACAAGCTCACTTTGCTAGATTCTTTACAGATCTTGCAGCACAATGCTTTGAGATAGATGAAAAAATCTTTGGTAACATAGTTAAAGTTATTAAAGGTGTAGATGATGGAACACCATTTACAATGAAGTACACACCTACTCGCGATATCAATGGCGAATATGGTGTAGATGTACGCTATGGAATTATGTCTGGTATGGATCCTAACCGAGCCATCATTGCATTACTACAAATGCGTAGCGATAAACTTGTATCACGTGATTATGTCCGACGAGAAATACCTATGGAGCTAAATGTCACCCAAGAAGAACAGCGTGTGGACATCGAAGAAATGCGTGATTCTTTACGTGTTGCTGTTGCTCAGTATGCTCAAGCTATTCCAGCACTTGCAGCGCAAGGACAAGACCCTACTCAAATCATTAGTAGAATTGCTGAAGTCATTAAGGGCAGACAAAAGGGATTACAACTAGAAACAATAATTGAAAAAGCATTTGCTCCAGAACCAGTGCCAGCGCAAACTCAACCAGCACCTGGTGAACAACCTATGACTCCAGCAACGGGTGCGGTTCCCGCCCCTGCCTCGCAGCCAAATCAAACTCCACAAGGTGGTGCAACCCCCGCTGCTGGTCAACGTCCAGATATAGCAACTTTGCTCGCTTCAATAGGCGGCGCAGCATAACCGAGGAGGTGTATAAATGAATAAAGGATCACGTCAACCAGCACCAGTATCAAAGCCAGTTGAAGGCAAGAAAGACACCTCTAAGCCAGCAGGTGGCAAAGTGTTTTTCGGTATAATGCCAGCAGGTCGCAAAGGAAAGAAGGCTTAACAATTTTTCGTCGGAGGTACTGGATAGTGGATGATAAAGATTTTGTTACACGTCCAGTACGCTCCGCAGATTTTGTAGTAGTATTAGCTGGATTCTTTCATAACATTACAAGTTCATTTCACGGACTATCAGAAGAATTTTTAGAATTAGCAATTTACCACGCAAACCGCAAGAACAAGGTTTCCAAAGCGTGGGAACAGATGACAAACGATTTAGAAACATTACAGGAGGACTAAATGGGAGATACAAACCCGCTTACCGGTGTATCTGGTCCAGGCAAGTTCGCTGTACGAGAAGATTTACCACCATCACAAAACTATGGTGACCGTAAAATTATGCAAGAAGATATTGCTGGAGCGTCTACGCGCCCAAATCCAGATGTAAGTTCTACTACAAAACCAGAACCAATGGTTGGTTTATTTGCATCAACACAACGTAAAGATGAACCAATTACATCTGGAATACCATTAGGAGCAGGTCCTGGACCTGAAGCAATGGGTATGCAAGATGCTACTCAAATGCAATACACAGACGCTTATCAATTATTTAATCAATTAGCTTCAAATCCAAATGCTTCACCATCAATGAAATATCTGGCACAACGCATACAGCAAGGATTCTAAATTGGGAGATACTAAAAGCTCATTTTGGGATGATTGGGTAACTCCCGACCTAGCACGTAATCCTGGTTTAGCAAGCGATGTATACAATAGTGGACAACCAAAAGTTGTTGCACCAATTGTATCTTATGCTACACGTGGCATTGCTGTTCAAGATGCCATAAGTGACCATAGTCAAGATAATGGTACTGATAAATTTTGGAATAAACTAGGTAATACCGCTTTAGCCCCTTTAGAATGGTTAGGCAAAGGTCTTAAAGAAATTCAACGTGATTACAAATTTACTCATTCAGTATATGTAGATCACGGATTTTTGCCTGGATTTGCTGTAACACTTGGTGTTATTGGCGGTGGCGTTGGTGGAGCTTTCTTGGGTGGTCCCATTGGAGCAATAGCTGGTATTGATGCTGCTGGAGTAGCCTTACGCAAACTTTCAACTGTTGGTCCTTGGAAAAATACTTATTCAGATTCATATGCAAAAAGTAATAATGATAATTACACAGTTTCTGCAGGTAGAGATTTTAGCAATGCACTTGCTGTAGCATCTGATGCTTTAGGTGCAGACGGTACCGCTAAAGCATTTCGTAATACAAGTACTGGCAAAGGTAAAACAGCTTCGGGTTTTGTTGATTTAGCATTTGATATTAACACGGATCCAACAATGATTGTTGGTCGTTTTGGTCAACTTATGAAGTTTGGAAAATTTTTAGGATTAGATAAAGCTGGAGCAATACAACTTAAATATCCAATTCTTGATACAGTTCCTGGCGTTAGAGATTTTATTATTTCACGTTCCCGTCTTGCTGTTACATCTGACCAAATAGATATGGTTCGTGCTGGCAGTGGCATATTTAATTCATCTGCTAGAGTTTACAATAGAGCGCTTGATGATATAGCAAAATCTACTGCTGGTGAGATTGTTCAAAAGTTTCCACAACTTGGAACAATAGCAGCGGGTCGTTTAGGTGCTATGAAATCTGCTGACGAAGTACATCAATTTTTTAAGACATCATTATACTTTGGTGAATTGCAAGGAACTCTTGCCGGTCAAGCAATGCTTCCTACTCGTACATTGCTTCGTGCTAAATTTGGTGATTCAAAAGTTGTAGACATTTTGCGCAATGCGTCAATTCCTAAATTCATTGGAACAACTGCTGCTGGAGTTAGAATACTTAATCCAGAATGGAAAAAATTAGGAGTTAAAAAAAGTTTAGGAAATGTTTACAAAACATTTTCTGGTTATATGCCATATAGCGTAGATGCCGAAACTGCAAAATTATCATTAACTAAATTTAGATGGAACGCACCAGATGCAGCAACTACTGTATATCGTATGGGTCGTATAGGTTTAGGTGATTCTGCTGCAAAAGAAATTGCAGGAAAATACGCAGAAGCAGTTGCGGTAAATGATCTAGGTTTAGCGCGTAGTATTAAAAACCATACAATTTTAGAATCATTCAAAGCTCTTGGTTTGCCAGATGACAATGTATTTGTAAAAAATGTTATGGATGAAATTAACCAAATTAGTGAACCATTAGTTGGAACACAGATTTATGGAACTAATGTACTTGGTGAAAACATTGGTGAGTACATTACTGCTCAAGGTCCAAAAGTTGGCGGTATCGTTAGCGGTCACGCAAGAGATATGTTTGATATTCCAGATTATTATGAAATTAAAAAAGCAATGCGAGCCGCTGGTAAGTTTGCAAAATATATTGGTCCGATAGATGAATTTATTGCAAAAAGATATACAAATAAAATTTTTAAGCCACTTGCTCTTGCTACTATGGGTTTTGGGTTACGCATTGCAGCATCTGAATTGATACCAACATTTGCTCGTTTTGGTGTAATAAATACTTTTAAGTCAAAACTTACTGTTGCCGTTGCAAAATCAGACTATGATTTAATGCCACAAGAAACAAGCCATATCTTTGCAGCGGCTATGACTGCACTTGGACTTCATAACGGAATTACTCCCGATGTAATGCAAGCAGGTTTCCCAGCATTTCAAGAAGCTAAACGACGAGGTTTGAAATTTGCTGCAAAAATGTTACCAGATGACCAAATTGAACTTGCAACTAAAATTGTATTAGCAAATAAGGGAATGTTTCTTTCGGAAGCGGTACAAACTGGTCACGGATACGATGCCGCTACTTCATATCAGATGAATCAAGCAGCTCATTATTATTATCAAATTCAAAAGAACAGCCCTATGTTTAGAGATTTGCCGGAGTATACAACATATTCAGCATCTGATATTCATTATGCTCCAAGATATGCTACTAACTTAAACAAAGCTGCTAATGAAACAACCTATAAAAATATAGCAACAGATTTAACTGATTTATCAAAAAAATATACCACAATAAATAAATTTCAAATTGATGATGATATTACTAAAATGGCTAAACATAAAGACTTTTTAGCTTTGCGAAAAGAACTTGTTGACAAAGAATATGATCGTATGCTTCAAGCAACAAATGGTACTTATTCTGGATACAATAAAGAAATTAGAACCCTAACTCGCTGGGAAGATGCTGTTGCCAACGGAGAACTTCGCACTTTTGCTCAAGACCGAGTAGATTCATTACTTGGTATGGTTGTTGGCAAAGATGGTACTTATTTAGAATCTTTTGCAAAAAATATAGCTGCTGGCGAAAGCACTGATTTTGACCAAGTAGTTACTATGGTAAGAGATTTTAAGAAATCTGTTCCAGCCGCAGTTGCTGGACCAGCATTACAACCATATGTGCCAGGCAAGGGATTGATTGAGAAGATTACTAATATAGGTTTTAAGAAAGTTATTGACCCAATTGTTAATGGATTAGCACGTGAACCTTTGTATATGATACACGTTGCTGATGCTTATGCAAGATTGGCACCACAAGTTATTGCTAAAAAAATGTTAGATAGTCAGGCAGTTAGAATTGCTCAAACTCAAGCATCATATGCAATGCTACCGCAAATTCACAATACTGCTTTGCGAAACCAATTTTCGCAATTAGCTCGTAACTTTTTACCATTTTATTTTGCTCAAGAACAAGCCTTAAAAAGAGCATATGCTACTTTGAAGGATACAAGTATTGCTTCTCCTTTATTCTCAAGAGGTTTGCGTTTTTATCAATTAGCAGAACACGCATTAAATGACCCAGGATTTGTTCAAGCAGATGAAAATGGAAATAAATATATTTATCTTCCAGGTGTAGGTGAATTTGGAAAAGCTGTTCAAAGCGCCTTAGCAGCTTACAATATCCCAATAGTATCTGGATTGCCAATAACAGCTCGCGGCTCTTTAGTATCGTTAAAAAGCGTTCTTCCTGAATTGCAGACGCCTGGTGTTTCTCCAATCTTTGCAGTAACCGCTAACTTAATTTCTGACTGGTTTCCATCAACAAAAGAAATTGTTAATAAAACAGTAGGCGATATATCATTTCAACGTGGTGTTATAGATAGTTTAATTCCTGCTACTTGGGCAAAAACAGCCCTTGCTGCTTTTACGCCAATAGATTTATCTAACCAAATGGGCAATGCTATGGCATCTGCACTGGCGGCAGCCTATTATCACGGTCAGGTTCCAGGACCTGATTCTAACGAATATGACAGACAAAATTTTATAAATAGAATTCAAAATAATGCTCGATCAATTTTAGCAGTAAAAACATTTCTAAATCTTACATCACCATTAGCTCCACAGATATCTCAAGAAGATTCAGGATTCCGTGATGAGTTTTGGAAACTTGTTAAATCAAAAGGCAATTATGCAGATGCTTTATTAGAGTTTCTAGGTACTCACGGTAACAAGGCTATATCTTATACCGTAGCAAAAACAACATCTAATGTTCCTGGAGCTAAGTATCCTTATATCCAAGAAACAGTTGATTACATAAACAATAATAAAGAAATGTTTAATTCAAAATCTGGTGTTTCAACTGGAGCATTTTATCTTATCCCACAAGATAATGCTAAGAATGAATCTGATCGTGCTGTTTACAATGAGATTATGAATATGCACCTAAGAAGTTATCTTGCTCCAAAAGATTTACTTAAACAGTTTTATATCTCTCAAGGCGACCAATTTATATCTCCTGAGATTAAAAAACATATTGCTATCATTGACCAAGCCTCGGCTAATTATGATTCATATTCTAAGCAAGTAGAAAATGACCGTTGGTCACAGATTATGACTAAAATGAAAAATTTATATCCAATTTGGTATGTTGATTACACAAGTAATGAGGGTAGGGTAAATGCACAAACTGCCTATAATCAATTAACTAAGATATTTTCATCAAGTAACCCACCACAACACGAACAAGCAAAACTTGTTAAAGCGTTGATGGGTGATTATCAAAGACATAGCGAGATTATGTCCCAATATAATATGTTAAATATCCAAGGAATAGCCTCAACAGAAGAAAAACAAAAATGGGAAAACTATCTTTTGTCACTTTCTGAATCTGAACCAAAATTAAAACCCGTTATTAAAAGTATCTTTATGAAGTTAGGATAAAATGTCTGGCTACGAACCTATAAAATCTAATGCTGGATCAGCTAACCCTAACTACAAGGGAGCATCTGCTAGTGGTGGTGGGAATACCGCTGCTGGCAGTTATGGCGCTGACGCTAGCGGGGCTTTTACTGATCCAACAACAGGACAAGTAATATCTGGTGCTGGCAATGTTCCAACAAAAACTGGAGTTAAAACAATTTCTGCACTTATTTTAGGTGCCAGACAACCTAAAAATCTTTCAATTATTCGCAAACAACTTATTGCAAATGGCATTATTTCTAAAGGGACTAAAAGTCTAGCATCTATTCAAAATGCGTGGCTTCAAGTAGTATTGGGTTCATCTACTGCGCAATTAGATCCAGAAGAATATATGAAACAACTCAAAGCCGGTGGCTTTGGACAAGATACAGCAGCAGCAGGATTGCCAACTAAACAAATTTACAATTATTCAACTGCTGAAATTAAAGACCTTGTAAATGAAAGTGCTTTAAGTTTGCTTGGTAGAGAAATAAATAAAACTGATGAAAATGCAGATTGGTACAAATCTTTAACTGGGTCTATCAATAAAATGATACAACAAGGAACAATAACAAAGACTACTCAAAAAGGTGGAATGAATGTTGTCGAAACCACCCCAGGATTTACCAAAGAAAAAGCAACATCACTCATTCAGTCTAAACTTAAATCAGAAGCTCCAATTGACCTTGCCCGTAAAGAGCGCGTTGATTTTACTAGCTGGCTATTCGATCAGTTAGGAACCAAATAATGGCAACTAATACAGGTGGCGAAAGAGATGCTTCTACTACTTTTACAGCACCAGTTCCAACAATTCCAAATAAAACAGTTGCTGTAGAACCTACATCTACAACGGATATAAGAAAAAATCTTGGCATTGGCGTAGCATTACTGGGTCCTGATTCAATATACAAAGATGAATTGCAAGCAGTATTTGATTTATGGAAAGAAAAAAAATATACCGAAGCCCAAGACCTTTTTTATACAACTAAGTTTTCTAAATTATCTACCGATGCCAGAAGTCGTTATTTATTAAAACTTGAAAATACAGATTTATACAAACAAAGTCTTAAATCTTTTGCTGTGTCAATAAAGCAAACTCTAAAGTCAAATGGTTTATCTTTAACTGATAAAGAAATAGAAGATTATTACATCAAGGGTACACCTGAAAATTTAATCCTTGATGATGCACTAACTGCATTTTCAAGTAAACCTGATGTAAAGCCAAAGGGACAAATTGGTGAAAATCTTGCTACATTAAAACAAGTAGCTGCTGCAAATGGACTTGATATAAATAACAATTTTGGTTCTAGTATAGATGAATGGTTAAAAAATATAGCAAATGGTGAATCAATTGAAACTTACAAACAGGTTATTCGTGATACAGCAAAGCGTGGTTTACCAGATAAAGTAGCGGCATTACTTGATAAAGGTGTTGACCTAGAAGCAATATATTTACCGTATAGAAATGCTATGGCATCTATATTGGAAGTAAATCCACAAACTATTACTTTAGATGATCCTACCCTTCGTATGGCTATAGGTCCAGATAAAGAAATGTCATTATATGATTTTCAAAGAACACTTCGCAAGGATAATCGTTGGCAATATACAGATAAAGCTAGAGAAGAAGTTTCAAACATTACACAAAATGTTCTTCGTGACTTCGGATTCCAGGGGTAATAATGGCAACTACATACGGCGGCGAAAGAGATGCTTCTACTACCTTTGCAAGAAATGCGACTCCAACACCATCTCCAGAAACCAAAAAAGATGTTACTGGTTTTCCAGCAGAAGGAACTGTATTAGGTTATAGATATCTGGGTGGATTAAATGCTAAAAATGCAACTGATCGCTATGTAAAGATAGCTGATGGAAACGGTGGAGTTACAGAAACTTTTGAACCAAATCCAGAATATAAAACAGCAGCGGAGCAAGCAAAGGAAAGTGGCACTTATGTACCTACTCTTGCCGCTAATGTAAAAGAAGCATCAGTTAAAAAGTTAATAAAAACTATTGATAATAAAGATGGTACATTTACTGAAGTTTATGAAGATGGAACAACTAAAATAACTGGCACCAAGACTCCAAGCGGGGTTCCCGGTGCAGGTGCAGGTGGGCAGTCTTATACTGCTACTGATGGCACAAAATTTACAGATCAAAGTTCTTATGTAAATTATCAAAAGGCTTTAGACACTGCCAAGACTGCTGCAACAACTGCATTTAATGAACGAGTATCTGCTTATTCATTACTTAAATCTGAATTTGAAAAATATGGATTAGGTAGTCTAGTGGGAGATATACGTTCCCTAGCAGAAAAAAACTTATCTCCATCAGAGTTTAGTATTGAACTTCGCAATACAAAAGCATATCAAGACCGCTTTGCGGGAAATGCTGCTCGAATTAAAGCAGGTTATGGTGCTATATCCGAAGCTGCTTATATCGGACTAGAAGATTCTTACCAAAGCACTATGCGCAGATATGGATTACCTGAATCATATTGGGCAAAAGATGCTATGGGTACTCAAGCAGAATTTCAAAAGTTTATTGCTGGTGATGTTAGCCCAATAGAATTAGAAGATAGAATCCAACTTGCAGTAAATAGGGTCAATAACGCATCACCTGAAGTAATGCAATCTTTAACTCAATTTTATCCTGGAATAACCAAGGGCAATTTACTTGCTTATGTTTTAGACCCACAAAAGGCTTTGCCTCTAATTCAACGCCAGATACAAGCTGCTGAAATTGGTGGTGCTGCGCTACAGTCAGGACTTTCATCTAATGTAACTAGGGCAGAACAACTTGCTGCTGCTGGTATTACACAACAACAAGCGCAACAAGGTTACGGAGCAATTGGTGGTGGGTTGCAACGCGGTTCAGAACTTGCATCAGTATATGGAGAATCTCCGTACACTCAAACTACTGCCGAATCAGAAATTTTTAATCTTCCAGGGCAACAAGAAGCCGCTAAGCAACGCAAGAAACTTACTGGCTTAGAGAAAGCCACCTTTGGTGGAACCACTGGTTTGACCGGTGGAGCGCTAGCTCGCGAGAGAGCTGGGCAATACTAGACCTGCTTTGGGAAAACCAGACCCAAAGAGCGTAACCAAGACTGGTAGTTAGAGCCATATTATCTTCCCCAGATAATGTGAGGCTAACGAATTCAACTAACGAATAGGGAGAAGGACTAATGTCCAATATAGACTACGAGGATGATGATGATTTCGATACCGATTCATCAAACAATGACCTTGTTAAACAACTGCGCAAAGCTAACAAGCAAAAAGATAAAGAGATGGCAGAACTTAAAGCCAGCTTTGAAAATCTAAATAAAGCGCAAAGAGAACGAGCAATCAAAGATACCCTCGCCAGTCGCGGGGTAAATAGCAAAATTGCTAATTTTATCCCACAGGACATTGACCCAACTGAGGAGTCCGTGTCTAAATGGCTTGAAGATTATGCCGATGTTTTCGGTTATCAAGTCGAAGAAAAACCCCAGACACCTAATGTGGACCCAGCGCAAGCGGCTGCATACAAAAGAATGACTAATACTGTTGAGCAAGGTGCTTCACCTGAGCATAACAATAATGTGTTAAGCAAGATTTTGAACGCAAATAGTCGCGAAGAACTGGATGACATTATTAGAGGTTCTGGACTCTAACATCCAATCCTAACGAAAGGCTAGACCTAAAGTGGCAATTCCAACCGGTACTACCACCTCTAGCTCGACGATCAGCTCACTCGTAACTGCTGCATACGACCAGTATGTAAGAATGGCGCTTCGCTCCATTCCAGTTATGCGTTCATTAGCTGACGTTAAGCCAGTACAACAGGCAATGCCAGGATCATCAGTTGTATTCTCAATCTATTCAGATTTAGCACAAGCTACTTCTACATTGACAGAAACTTCTGATGTATCAAGCATTGCATTAGGTAACCCATCACAGGTTACCGTTACTTTGAACGAATACGGTTCAGCAGTAACAACAACTAAGAAGTTAAACTTAACTTCTTTCAACGATGTTGATTCAGCTCTTGCTGATATTATCGCATACAACGCAGCAGACAGCATTGATAATGTTGTCGGTCAAGTTCTTTGCGCTGGTACAAACGCAATCTACTCAAACGGTCCTTCTGGTACCGCTCCAACATCATCTGCTACAGTTCTTTCTGTAGACACAATTTCAGTTGCTGATATTCGCAACGCAGTTGTATCTCTACGTACCAACAAGGCTCTGCCTCGTATGGGCGAACTCTATGCAGCATATCTACACCCACGTCAATCTGCTGATCTTCGTGCTGAAACAGGCACCGGTGGATTCCAAGAATTGACTAAGTATGTAGAGCGCACACCATTCACTGCTGGCGCAGTTGGTGTTATCGAAGGTGCCTTCGTTGTAGAAACACCACGTGTTCTCAACGGGTTATCACTTGCTGCTGGTATCACTACTAGCACTACAATTACAAACGTTGCGTTGACAACTAACGTTGCAACAATCACAACAGCAGTTGCTCACGGTCTTGGCGTAGGTCAAATCGTAGCTGTTGCTGCCGTAACTGCAACCACAGTTAACTCAACCGCCGCTACAATTGTATCGGTACCATCATCAACAACATTTACCTATGCTAAGACAGCAAGCAACGTTACATCTGCTGCTGACACAGGTACTGTTACATTTACCAACAACTACCGCGCAATTGTCGCAGGTCGTGAAGCATTGGCTGAAGCACAAGCAGCAGACATTTCTACCGTTATCGGACCAGAGATTGATGCACTTCGTCGTTTCCGCACAATTGGTTGGTACTACTTCGGAGGCTTTAACCGCCTTCGTGAAGCAGCTCTTTATCGTATTGAGTCTGCTGCAACAAACGGCTAATTGTCCGTTCGGCAGGGGTAGGGTCAAACCTACCCCTGTCACTAGATGAAAGGTAATAAATGGCATATACGCTAACAACACCTTGGCGCTGGCAAACTTGGAATACGACCAATACTTATAGTCCTTATTCTCGTTTGGCTGGTAGACCAATTACTGGCGGGTCTATTACTGGAACCACTAATCCTTATCTTACTGATATAGCTCGCGGTCAATCTTTACTTGTTACTGGAACTACAGTTGTAGAAACCGAAACACCAAGCCAAGATGATTTAGCGGCTTGTAGTTATTACTTTCTTGGTGGTCACGAATATACTATTAGTGATGAACAGGCTACTGTTTTAATCAATGCTGGCTACTCAGATTATGTAACTCCAGTATGAGCAACTGCGCTAGTTCTTGTAAGACTCAAGATCACGAAACATATGGCGACTGTATCCAATCCAATATGCCTATGTTTGGTGGATGTTTTCCTACCCGTCAAGGCTGGGATAGAGATAAAGAAAAAAAAGACAATAAAGAAATACAGTCATATTGGAGTGCTACTAAGCAAGGTATAGAACCTCGCTCTACTAGACAACCCGATATAGATGCCGCAGTTAAACTATCCAACGATTCCGGAAAAGCATTTGATGGAATTAACCTTACCTTCAAGGAGTAACAATGTCAGCAAAAGGTGAAAAGTATGCTTCAAAGAAAGCAATGATGAAGCACGAAAAAGCAGAATCTCCTGCTAAGAAAAAAGCAGAAGTTAAAAAAGGTATGCACAAAATGCCTAATGGCAAGATGATGAAAAACTCTGCTATGAAGAAAGGCAAGTAATTATGTGTAAAGAATGTGGTTGTGGTTTTGGTACTTATGAAGATTTACAAACAGGCGCTCCAGGTAACCCAGCACCTAAGCAAGGCAAGTAATGAATAAAGCAGCTAAGAAAGCTAAAGTTGCAAAAGTAATGAAAGAATTTAAGAGTGGTATGTTGCACTCAGGTAACAAAGGACCAGTAGTTAAAGGTCGTAAGCAAGCAATTGCTATTGCTCTATCAGAGGCAAAAATGTCTAAGAAGAAAATGGGCAAGAAGAAGTAATGGCTAAATCTCCAGCGTGGCAAAGAGCAGAGGGTAAGAACCCCAAGGGTGGACTTAACGCCAAAGGTCGCGCCTCTGCTAAAGCGCAGGGGATGAACCTAAAACCTCCAGTTAAAAAAGCTCAGGCTGCTAAATCACCTAAGTTAGCAGGAAGGCGCAAGTCTTTCTGTGGTCGTATGTGTGGAATGAAATCTAAATTAACTTCTGCTAAAACAGCAAAGGATCCAAACTCTAGGATAAACAAGTCGCTTCGCGCTTGGGATTGTAGTTGTAGATGAAGAAAGCATTTTGGGATAAGCCAAATCCTAACAAGAAATCAAAGGCATTAACTCCTGCGCAGAAGTCAGCAGCGAAAGCTAGAGCAAAAGCAGCAGGTAGACCTTATCCAAATCTAGTAGATAACGCAGCAGCAAAAAGAACTAAGAAGAAGTAAAGGGGAAATAGGTGGCACTAGGAGTAGCAGGTACAACTCTTTTAGATGAATTAAACAGACTTGCCAATGGTGGCACTTATAGAGTTCCTTCAGCAATGGTTGGACAAGCACTTGCCGCAAGGCAATGGGCAGTACAACGTTCGGTATCAACATTATTAACTGACACAGTAGGAGTTCTAAATGCGATTGCGGGAACCACTAGCACTAATCGCCTCGATTTTAATGGTGTATGTAATCTCATCGCTAGTACTTCTCAACTACCTGCTGCGGCTGCACTCAGAAAGGTGTCAACGTGAGTGCTAAGTTTAACTTAATCTGCGAGCAAGCAACAACATTTAATTTTCAATTCTCTATTAACAACGACGCTGTTCCAATTAACATTACTGGCTACACCGGAACTATGACAGTGCGCCCATTTGTCGGATCTTCTACTACAACCATAACTGCTACTACAACTAATGGTCGTATGGTTCTAACTGGTGCCACAGGAACTGTAACAGTTACCATTTCGGCAGCCCTTACAGAAGAAATTACTGCTGGTCGTTATTCTTATGATTTAGTTTTAGATAGTGGCTCTACCGTCACTAGATATCTTGAAGGTCTATTTATTGTAACGGGAGCTGTAACCCTATGACAACCTATGTAGTTATTGAATCTATAACTCCTAACCAGTCTTTAGTATTTTCAGCAGATCAAGGACCGCAAGGTGCTGTTGGAGCCACAGGTCCTACTGGACCAATTGGTACTACAGGAGCGACAGGTGCAACTGGTCCTACAGGCGTTACTGGAGCCACAGGACCAACAGGTCCTACAGGTTC